ACATTTTGCTTAATTGAGGATGTATAATTTTACATAGATAAAAGTAATTCAATTTTTTATTTTAAAAAATATTAATAATTGTATAATATATATGCCTTCAAGCTCCGCTAAATGGTATCATTTAACAAGTGCCGAAAAAACGGGATTAACATCATCGGGATATGCTAAAAGACGTCACCGTAGATACACGTCAAGAGTGCGTTCTGGTTCAACTCAGTCAAGACGCAGTCGTGGTCCAAGTGCGAATTTCAGAACAGTTTCTTCATCTGAGGCTAGAAAACGTTTTAGAAAAATATCTTCCGGAACTAAGAGAAGAGCAAGTGCATTATTTGGTAACAATGAATACCAAGCACACCATAATGAACTTAAACGCAACAATACTGTTTAAATACAAAATAATATAACTTTTAATGAAAATTTATATTATTTTGTTTTGTTTTAGGACTTACTCTTTAATAAAGACATACGTTACCTCCTCGGTTTTCTTTGGACCACTCGCTTCCTCTGCTGGAGCGCCACCTGCACCAGGTCGCTTACTATTTGACATGGTAAATTTAACATCCATCATCTTCCAACCATTTTCCTCATGAATTCTCGTAACATCTGACAACAAATCATACTTCTTATCAGTCTTGAAATTTTTCACACTCCAGCAGCTGTAAGTGACGCGATTTAAAACATTCTTGATTACTGGCTCCAAGAATTTTTCAATCCATGTCTTATAATTTGGGTAATTATTTGTTGACTGAGTATCCTCGCCTGAATATAGTTCCAAGTTGTAATATGGAGGACTAGTGAGCGCAACGTCAAATTTCATGCTAGAAGGAAGTTCATTCAAAAACTTTTCTGCAGGTTCATTAACTAGCATAATATTATCAATCTCCAAGTCGTTGCACATTGTGCACAAGTGTTTAAATGTCTTTTCACACGGTTCAATACCAGTATAAGAAACGTATTGGCTAATGCTCTTTGTTCCCAACATTCTTCCACCCCAACCAGCACAAACGTCTAAAACACTCTTTGCCTTGAAATAAGAGACAATATTTCTAGCCATGAGTGGACGATACATGGTAACCTTACCAAGCCCATTTGTAAACGATATTGACCTGACAATTTCAGAGGCGTAAGGAGTGGAATGATTCTTACGGTTAAATCGCAAAGCTTTTTCCAAGTGCTCCTTTTTCCACAAGGATGAAACGGATACTCCTTTAAAATTTGTCACTTCGTGAAAATGCTTCATGTACTTTTTCATAATCTTCATTCCAACCACATTTGTAGCTGATATATTTGTAACATTATCATTGATAGGTTTTTTACAAAGAGTTTGCCAATCCTTAACAATTTCCTCATCTGTATAGGTATCATATAATATTCCATGAGCCTCTAATTCACTTGCCAAAATCGGCAACAATGTTTCAAACTGTTCGTCAGTTAAATCCTTAAGAGCATTTTTCTTATTAATAATACCTTGCATCATTATTATATAATTACAATTTGTTTTTAAATATGTTGATCAATTTTTTTATTTTTTAAATCTATTAATGATGCTTTGAATTGTTGTATTCATAAGTTCTTCGCATATATTTTCTGCAGAATTGTTTCCTTTTGTTGGTTTTGCCATAAAATAGGATACACATAAGAAGTGTTTTTTAACTATTGCTTTAGTTCTTAAAATTCCAACAGCCACTGTAGACTCTTCTATTTCTTTATTGTATTCAAATTTTATATAAACAGTCTCTCCAAATATATCTTTTAATCTATGAACTGAACTATTTTTTGAGCTTTCGTTTGCCCAATAATTGCTGAATGTTAATTTTACACCAGTTAAAAACGATGGAAGTGCTGCAAGATTTCCTGCGGAAACTGCTATTAATTTGGAAATGTCTTCAACAAGTTTTGATATGTTTACTTCAACATCTGTTGAATTTATTTCTTGTCTGAAAAATTTATCATCCATAAAATCCCAACGAGGTTTTTCATTAGACTCTCCAATAACTAAAACAGGTTGTAAATTTTTTATTCTCTCGTTTTCTTCTATTAATAAATCCATTTTTTCATAGTCTTTTTTGTAAATATCATACATTTCCTTAATGTAACTGTATTGTTCGGAAACATTTCCACCATGATATGGAACTTGGCGACCATTTACTTTACAATGAGAAATATGATGATGACTATCTAGACGGATTTTTTGACCAGTGCAAGGTGGACAAGTAAATTCTTCAAATGTTCCACCAAACCAAGATTCTGAAGTCTGTAACATTTTTTTTGTATCCATGCAACAAAGACAAGTTATATGTTTCATGCATTTGTCAATAATATTTATTACCTCATGTTTTTTAATATTATTTTTACTTAATTCATTAGTAATTATACACTCCCTAAAAAAAATATTACTTTGTTGAATATCCCACATTATATAAAATATAATTATAAAAATAAACTTGTAGCATTAAACATTTTTAATTATACCAAGGGTGTAATATAATTACCGCGAATAATAAATATTTGTAAACTACTTAAAGAACTTCAGCACTGATTGATTTCCCTCTTTTTTATTATTTGTTTCCCTCAGAAACTCGTCAAATAATAGAGCCTTTACCTCTTTATTCTTCATTGACTCCAATTTGTCTTCAAACTTCTCTGGGTCTGTTGACTTCTGCAACGTCTCAATATCCCTTCTGAATTTTGTAATCTTTGATTTCTTATTCTGCATATCCCATATTTTCTCTAAGACAAGTGCAAACACCTGCTGCACTGGTTTCATAATTTGATTTGTAATATAAAATGAATAGTCAATCTTCAAATTGTTCTCTTTTATGTAAGTCGGTGTCTCAATTTTTTCGCCTTGTAACGCCTTCTTGTTTGGATGATTAATATAGACAAATGGAATTCTGTCTCCTGAGCTCGGTTTATTTCCTGGGTCTCTTGCTGTTATCCTATCTGCTAGAACCTTGTGAGCAATTTGCTGTGGATGTTTATAGCCCGACCTAAGCGATTTGGTAATCACAAGCTTATCCATTGGATATTTCTCATCCACAATTTTTTTCAGACACGATTTCAAGAACTCGGTCGCCTGTTTAATGTCTTTTTGTTTCATCAAAATGTCTATAATTCCACCATAAATATCCTTCACAATCGGTGCATTATCTCTGCGCTTGAGAACAATTCCCATTTCTTTACGCTTACACTTATCAGGGTCGTGCTCATAAAGCATTCCCACATAACGCTTCTTGGAAAGCAAACAAAATGGCATAAATGTTTTTTCATATTCTAAGTCATGAGGATTCTTCAAGAACCTAGATGCTAAGTGACCTGCTTCTTGCGCTAATTCAATGGTAATTTCCAGAGCATCTTTACCGCGAATTGGAACGCCTTCTGGTGTCTGTAGGTTAAATGTGAAGAATACACTGTCCGTATTATGGACTATCATATTTCCAATACCTGCAGCAAAGTGGTGGTTATCTGTTGTTAGATCGTATACATATCCTTGATATTGAATCTCGTGCATCTTTTTAATTGCAAGTGGATTTTTTCTTTGGGTATTCTTTGTCATTGTAATTCTGTAAATGTTCTGTTTGTCTTGTCTGGTATTTATAGACGTTGTCCAACCTAGGCTTTGAGCCAACCAAGCAATATGCGATGCGCTTATTTGGTTCTTTTGGTCAATTCTTGTGTAACCATTTTTATCCTTGTCACCATCGGCATCATACATTCCATTCCAAAATGCCTGGCGGACTTCTATACTTCCAAACAAAATTTCGCTCGGAATTTTTTTAGCCTTTTCAAAATACATTTTCTCCCTATATTGTTCAACGAACCTTCCAACAGAACCATAATGTTTGCTTTTAAGTGTAATTTTATAAACTCCTGAACTTTCCAACGTTGGCATGCAAACCCATTCAAATTCTGGATGAGCTTTATTACACAAATCAATATATTTATAGATAATATCCATTGATGCATTATTTAATGCCCAGGATGACTTTTTACCAGAAGGACAATCATAAACTCCACAACTTCCATCCACAAAGAAGAAACCCATAACCTGCGCTTGTTCTACGGTTATTTCAGAGCTTTTAACATTTTCAAAAACAGGCAATTTATTATGCAACAATTCATCTCCAATCTTGAGTTCTTTTGAAGAAACTTCACTTCCATCTGGCTTTACTAATGAATGATCATCTGTCACGTCCACCAAACCAGTATGTGTTAGAACACGAACCATTTTCTTATGCGATGCAAGCTCGTGGCGAATTACTCTGTAAAGTTTAGTCCACCCCTTTTCCGTCCACGTTTCAACATTCTCTAGTTCACAGAATTCCTTTTCCTGCTTTCCTTCTTCAACACATTTTACCCAATTATTTTCACCATATTTTTCTGCTAGATTTTCAATAGTGCAAATATCAATCTGTCCATTTACGCGAACATATGTTGGAGTATAATTTGCAACACTGTCTCCATATATGTATTCAGCTTTTGTTAGAACTGGGCCATACTTTGTAGTATCACAGATTCGGTTTCCATAGGTTTTCTCAATAATCTTTTTTGCATAAGTCAATAGCAATCTACCAGTAGCAGTCGTTGACGCAGCAATATCTTTCTCATAGAATGTGCTTGTTCTTGCGCCACACTGACCATAAAGAGAATTTGCAGTAACCTTGTAACCCAACTGACGCTTATCCAAGACATTTTTCATAAAGTCATCCGTTTGTTGTGGAATTAACTTCCTGGTAGTTTTTCTGGCCAAAAGGAGCTCCTCCAAAATAGCAGGCATAATTGCTCTCCCATTATCAGGGAACTGAGCAAACCTGCAAATCTTATATCCAGACTTGATTTTTTCCGCTGCAGCCGACGGTGTCTTTCGCACATATTTGAACGTGTCATATGTAATATCAACGTATTCATAGTTGGGCAAATTATCATAGATGAAATTTCCAGCATCGTCGGTTTCTCCAGTGGTTGTAATAAGTTCACCTTTCAAATTATATTCTTTGGTCCAAACCTTGCTATCGTGTGACAAATTCTCACTCATCATTGAAGATGGATACAATGATGCATAATCCACGCAAGCAACTGGATTATCTAGATACAAGTCGCATTTGGGATCAAGAACAATTGCACCCTCATATCCATCATCACTGTCCAACTTTTCAAGAACTGGCATCAATGTGCGCTTTTCTCGGCATTTTTTTGCTACATAACTTGTAAGCTTAATGCCTTGACCTCTTAGGACCAGAAAGCTAATAGGAACACTGCAAATCTTGGCCATCTCAACAAATCCAGTCAATACATCTACTTTGTTCATCAAATAGTGAACGAGGTTACAATCCTGTAAACAGTATTTCGCGATAACCGCGCGGTCATCATCTGTGCCGTTGGTCATGCGGAAGATATCTTTTGGCGTGACATCGTCCTTTGCCAAACACCATCTCACCTTTTTGCTCATATCTGGCGAAATTATGCCTGACACAACAAATGATTTTTCTGCCTTATTTACAGATACAACTGAAAATTTGGCACCATCGCTAAAATAATCAACGGAATGTCCAATCTCCTCAAAATGAACATAGCTTCCTTTTAGCAAACCAGTTAGATTTCCACTATAAATCGTAGTTACATTCTCATTTGTTGAGTGGTCAAGTGATTTTACGTAATCACCTATAAAATGACCGGCAACATAATCCAATTTGTAAGACGTAAGATTTTCTTCTCGTCTGAAATAGTTATATAAATCAATCTGGACACGACCATTCATCTTAATATATTTTAAATCGTGTTGTCCACTCGCAATCTTAAGACTAGTTTCCTCCAACTTATAAGTGTTTGGATTAAATGGGTCCTCGCCGCAAATCTCGTTTTTGTTTTTTGATAACTTCAAGAATTCGCGAAGACAACCTTTTTCTTTAGCGCGATTAAACATGAATGCATAATCAAAACCAAATATGTTGTATCCAATGACAATATCTGGGTTTTCTCGTTGAATAAGTTCTGTCCATGCAAGTAAAACTTCCCTTTCAGTTTTATAGGATTCAATTTCACAATTATCAACGTTAACCTTTCCACAAGTGTTAAGAACAATACAGTGATTCAGGTATGGTTCTTTTTCTCCGGCTCTTAGGAAAGTTGAACCAATAAATGTCACCTTATCTCCTTCCAATTCCGGAAATGGATGTATTCGCGAATTTCTATCTGATAACGACATATTAAGCTGATTGAGCTTCTCTTCTCTTGTTAGCGTTTTATCGCACAAAATGTCTGACACTTTATATTTTTTGATATCAGCTTTTTTGGACTTATTTTTTGAAATAAATAATGTAGCAGCAAGTTCTTCCTCCTCTTCATTATTAATATTTTCAAACATTGATTCAATCTTCATTTGATTACTAAGAGCATCATTTGATTTCTTTTCTAGTGGAGTTTTAAGCCATGAATCAATCATTTCTTTGATTTCGTGCTCTGACTTTGGCATTTGTTCCTGTTTGGGAAACACCCTGTCTATCAGTCGCAGCTTATCTTCCGGATAAAACCCAAAAGCCTTTAAAACAATTCGCTTCAAATCAACGTCACAAAATTCTGGCGTTAAATCTGAAAACTTTTCAAAGTGTTCAATGATGTTTGTAGCCAACTTCTTGTAAAATTTAATTGGGACAGGAAAATCACCATGACTACTGCTAGCCTCAATATCAAAACTACAGATTTTATAAGGAACCGGAGTCTCCTTTTCATTTAGCGGCAAAATATTTTTATAGTCTATAATAAACTCATACTTACAGGTTGTTTGCTTATTCATTCTTACATCAATTGTTTTCTTTTTTGGCAGTGCAACCCAGCCAGAAGGACTAATTTCTTTGATGTGAAGGAAACGCAGCAATGGAGGAATATTTGCCTCGTATAAATAAGTTGGCGTATTTCCATAAATTAATCCAGATTCTAGAAGTTTACGGTCTGAGTTATACCATAAATTTTTTGCCTTATTGAAAGCTTGTAGATTGGTAAATTGAAGCATGATAAACTTGTACTCTTTTCCTCCATCAAAACCATAAAGTTTTTTTCGTTTTATTATTTTGCAATCACTAATAGAGTTTTCATAATATTTTCCTAATTTTTTTTCTATAAATTGCAAAAAGGTTGATTTTGTATATTGCGTCCAATTTTCATCTACTTTTACATAAAAGAATGGTTTAAAATTTTCTGCAAGTATTGAACACGATTCACCCTTTTCATTTATTCCAAACATTTGAATAACAAATTTAGTTGCGTCAGTTTTTGTTCCATTATCTTCATCACTACCAGATTCTTCTTTAGAATCATCTTTTTTGTTGGAAACGTTAAAATCATAGAGTCTGAAAACATGTTCCATTTAATTATTTTTGTTGTATTAATATATCTCTGAATATTTAAGTTCAATTTTTTAATGAAATAAATGAAATAAAATCATATTATAATATATAATATATTTATGGAAAGCGACCCACTTATATTAGTATTTGACACAGAAACGACTGGACTACCGGAAGAAAGAAGCTTTACTGATTCCTCTTCTTTGGAAAGATGGCCAAGAATAATACAATTAAGTTATATTTTATACAATCCGGTAAAAATGGAAATTGTTCCTGTTACTTCATCTCAACAATATGGAGATGATATCATAAAGTTAGAAGGATTAAGGGAAGGGGATGCTATTCCTGCAGAATCTATACATGGCATTACAGCTGAAAAATCAATGGCAGGAATATCAATAAAAGATGCTATAGATAAATTCATTTATGCATTTAATCGCGCGAGTTCATTAGTGGCACACAATATTCAATTTGATGTAAATGTTGTATGTTCAGAAATAAAACGTTTGATTCAAACTTCAACTAGTGATTCAGAACGCGATAAATATTTAGATGTATACAATAAATTAATGGGTGTCTCTCCAGAAACGGCGCCGTTAATTGTTGATACAATATTATTTTCTACGAAACCATGTAATATATGGCCTTATAAGTATATTAGAGACGGAACTGGTGCTGTTTTATTAGATGCAAATGGTGAAAAGAAAAAAGAGTATGTTAAAAATCCCAGATTTCCAAAAGGACCAAATCTTGAAGAGGCTCATATAGCATTATTTGGCCAACAACCAAACGGTCAATTACATAATGCGCTAGTTGATGTGGCAGTTTGTTTAAGAATTTATATGATAACCGCTCCAGAATATCACAAAGATATATGCGCTCCTGAAAATAGAAATCCGAGCAATGTTGAAATATGTAGAATAATAAATCCTGGAGAATCTGCACCATATAAAATACCGAAACAAATACCTCAAAGAGGAACAAAAAGAGGTGGTAGAAGAACAAAAAAAAATAATCGTAAAAGAAGTCATAGAAAAGGCAAAAGAAGAAAAACCACTATAAAATATTATTATTAGTAGTAAAATAAATAAAATACGTAACCAAATAAATATTCATTTATATTCCAAATATATAGATGAATAAAGACAATGCAATTAAAGCGATTGCTGTTTTTGAAGGGAAAAAGATTAAAGGTACAGTTATTTTTACAGAGGATTTAAAAAATGGTTCGGTCAATATAGATATAGATTTAGTAGGTCTAAAAAAAAATGCGTTGCATGGATTTCACGTTCATGAATCAGGTGATTTAACAAATCATTGTGAAAGTATGTGTGCACACTTTAACCCTTATGGAAAAAATCACGGATGCCCGGGTGTTAAAGAGCGACACGTCGGCGATTTAGGAAATTTACAAACAGATTCAACTGGATGTGCAAAATACAAAATGTCGGATAATTTTATTAAATTGCGAGGTTCAAAAGCTAATATTATTGGACGTGGTTTAATTATTCACGCAGATAAAGACGATTGTGGGTTAGGTGGCGATGAAGCTAGTCTTAAAAATGGTAACGCCGGCAAAAGAATTGCTTGTGCTATAATAGGTTATTCAAAAGACAATTTTAATTAATATTTCTTTTTTAAAGTTTTTCTACCATATTTGCAGTGTTGTCGTTGAGAGAACCCCTTGGGTCTTCTGCAGTTAATGCTTTTTTTATATTTTAACGACCATTTTCCTCCTCTACGATTAGTTCTTCTTTTAATGCCACCTTTTTGTTTATTGCTTTTGTGTGTCCCTTCTCTCAACTTTGATTCAATCCATGAAGCAAAAGAATGTGAACTTCTATCTTTATCAGGAATATTGCTTTCTTCATACTCTTCTACATTTGGGGATTTAATATAACGCAAGCAAGGATAACCCATTGGTTCGTTGCCAACACCATTTAGACTGCTAAATAGTTTTTGATTTATTTGGGCTATAACAACGTCGTTATTATTTAAGTGTTCCTTATTTAAATACTTTTTCATGTTATTCCATTTAGGTTTGGTGTCATTGCATGGTCCACAATTATCCATAAATAAAAATAAAAACACATGCTTTCCAGATTTAACGTTGCTATTGAAGTCTCCTAATAAATTCTCATGATTTGATAACGCAGGATCTATTAATATAAATGGTTTTTTTAAATGCATTATAAAATAAAAGAAGAAAATAAAAGTTACATTATTTTTATATATTTAATTTTATCGCACTCTAATATATATAATGAATACTCCGTTATACATATTAATTATTGTTAGTTTTTTAGCGGGAATCTATTATTGTATTGCTACAAGACCATCTAAATTTATTGAAGGTTTGACCAATATTAGCAATCCTAGATGTCCCGATATTCTAGTTCAAAAAGGTAAAAGCTATTTTTTATATAACTCTAAAGTAGCGCAAGTTCCTGGAGTAAATCCGGTTGAGTTTGAAAATTTAGAAGATTACGTAGAGTTTATGGATTGGCAGCGCAGTCAAGGAATTCGTTGTCCAGTTTTATACTTACAAAGCACATTTGACGCTCAAGGTAGTTCAGTTTATAAAATCCGCCCCAGCCCAACAGACTTGCAAGGCGGTTTACCCCCAACTATTCCAAGACCACCAAACCCAACGTTATTAATTGATGCAACTCGTAATGACCAACCCTATAATAAAAATTCTTACCCAGCATTTGACCAAACCGATTTTTATCAAGGTTCAACTACGCCTCTTGACCAAATGAATACTGAGCAAGAGAATTTGTTATTTAGCCCTGACCCAATGGACCCTAATTGGGGCGGTCAAGAATATACCCAACATCTTGTTGATTCTGGCTATTACGCCGGTAATGAAGTTAGCATAGCTATTGCCTAACTAATTAAATTTGCGTATAACATTCGCTCTTCATAATATAATATATAATATAATTAATGATAAATTACACGTTAATTACATTATTCTTTTTAAATTTTCTTTCTTTTTCTTCTTATTCATATCGAATAAAAGTATTTAATTCCGCTATTTTTTCTTTTTTACCAGAATTAAAACTTCATAATGTTGTAACGGTAAAAAAAGAACCAATTGAATACAATGAATTTAATAATTTTTATATATTTGATTATACACCAAAGCAACAACCGGACGCATTAGGATATGTTAAGATGTTTTTAGGATATGAGCTACCCGGAATTATCAGAGTAATTCATATTGAAAAATCTAGTGAAGAAAAATTGATAGAAGACTGGCATAACGTTGTAAAAACAAATCCAGACTATAAAAACTACTTAAATAAATTTGGTGATAAGCGAGTTAATAATATTATTGAAAAATGGGAATCAACGTTTAATGTTTATTCCCATAATTGCAGACATTTCAGTGCTTATTTTTCAAAAGAGATTGAAAAAATTAATCAACTTAATAAAAAATTATGAAGAATCAACGTATTTTAATACATTGTTTAAAGAAGCCTTTGCCCCATTCAATTCATTTAATGTCTTAATAGAACTTAGATTAGCATCTGCATTGTCAGCCGTAGCATCCATATTTAACACAGTTTTCAACATAAGTGCATTAATATAATCATCCATTGAGAGAATAATATTTCCATATTCTTTTATGTATTCTTTGTTATTTAAAAGTAAAGTATCATTATGTAATTGCGTAACCTGGTTCTTCAAAGTTGTTGCATAATTTGACGCCGAAGAACCTACGCCATTGGCAGTTGATGAACTGGTTGGGTTTGTTAAACCTTCCATAACATTAATATGCAATTTCATAGACTTTGCCACTAAATATATTAAAAATGCAATTATAACGACAATTCCAATAAGTTTAATTAAGTCTTCTGACATGTATTATACTATACAATAAGAAAAACAATATATTTCTTTTACCAATTTATCTAAAGGTGTTTAATTTAACCTTTCAAAAATTTTATAATATTAGATATTACGGTCTTATTGATTCTGCGAGTCTGTCCTTTTGCATTTGTATAGCTAATATCCTTTAAACACGTCTCTGATTCATTAATTTTTGTTAGTAGATTTTGAATTGTTTTAAATTCTTTCATAAGAGCAATTGCGCTTGTAGAACTAATTCCAGGGATTTGACATAGCATTATCTCACCAATATTTTCAGGTGTAATATTTTCCTTCTTTACCTTTTTAACAACATTACAATAAGAGTCTTCCTTCTCTAGTTGTTCCGTTTCTTTCGTAATATTTTGGGTTTGTTCTTCACTATTCGTGAGAGAAAAAGTATTGGAGATGGAATTTATATTAGAATTAGAATAAAAGCCCTGTTTATCAGATGTCTTATTTAATTTATAAGCCATGTTGCAAATTATTAAAGCAGACTCTTCGGTATTCATGCTTCTCAAAACTGAAAATCCCTTGTAGTAGTTGAGAGAAAACATGGCAGAATATAAAGTAGTCTTATCTATACGGTCTTTAAATGAGTTAAAAGAGCTACTTTTTGTGAGGTCCCCTTCAATTAAATACATAATATTATGATTGTGGTGTGGCATTCCGTTTAATCTATAACTTTGCTCTTCATAACGCCCATCCTTAATGCTTGATGATAAATCGGCTAAACCTTTTCTCTCAACAATAATCTTTTCCAAACCTTCCTTGCATAGAATCACATCTCCTAGAGGCAATGTTTCTACAACAATTTCCAATCCCTTGTAAATTGGGCCCGATTCTATAAAATGTTTACATAAACGTATCAATTCGTGTTCACGATTATCAATCTTAATAATCATTTAATAAGTAACACACTAAGTTATTAAATGATTTTATTAGAATATTAATATTTTGTATTTTATATTTTGTATTTTTTATTTTGTATT